TCTCACGTGTGATGTTGTCCGGCAGCTTCTGGATCATTTCATTTTCTACGTCCTGACGAGTAACTGGCATCGATTAATATTTTATATAGGCGGTATATCCTACGTTTTTAGGTCTTGTTTCTGCGCCACCCACCGATTGAGTTTGGCGGTTTTGCGCACCAGGTACCATCACGTTACGATCATTGGCGTCATCACTCACGCCATTATTATCGCCGGGGTCGTATCCGTGCGAGTGATTCTTAAACTCGTCGGCCTCGTAGCCGCCCCCATTTGCATAAGGCCTTCCAATGTCCAAGCCGCGGCCGTTATCCAGGCCACGAATGAATACCGAGCGAAGATCGGGAAGACGAAAGTTGGTTGTGTTGTTCCCAGATGTAAACACGCCGGAGTAATTCAACTGATTGGCGAGGTATGTCGCCTCAGATACCACCGGTGCGCCGCCAGAACTTTGAAGCCATGCCCATAAACGAGGGTAGACTGCACGGTCAACAAGCTGCCCGCGGGCTTCCACTGCCATGATTGGTGGCTTGTAGGAATGGAGTATTTCACCAACGTTAAAAACGCCAGCCTGGATGCTGGTAACAATTAGCATCGAGCCATGCTTAACCATCTGCACTGATTCGCCCGTATACAGGTAAAGGGTGCTGAATTCCATCACCGACGTGCCCCTGTGGCCAAAGGTGTAGCCGGTAGGCGCGATGAATTTAACGCACCGGCCAAAGGTCGATGGCAGCGCAGAGACAGACAAGCTAAGCACAGTGCCGCTAAGCATATCCGCGGCACCTTGCAGGGAAACATTGTAGGAAGTCAGCACCGTGACCGGCGAAACCACCACATGCTTCCTGAGCATATTTTCGGCTTGAAGTACTACAGGTGTCGTACTATTCAGGTTAACCGCATGGATATCTTCAAAGCGTCCAAGGCGGTTGAGAAGATACAGCGTGCGCCTGGCCAGCTGTTCGGCTTGGAGGTTGGAAATGCCGGCACCGCCTTGCAGCGGGGATGGCCCCGCCAGAACCAGGTCGGTTTGCTCCAGTTGGTAAATCCCTTCCTCCCAAATATCTATTTCAGGTAAATTCATATTGCGATTAGTTTATGGTGATTTTCCAAGCCCCCACGATTACCATAGGATCGACCTTTTGTATTGGGGTGCGAATTTTGCGGGCGAACAATACATTATCCTCGTTCAGTAAGCCGAACTCGGCAATAGTCATTCCGTTCGCCTCGTTGGCTTCTAGCACCCAGTTAAAGATCACCTGGTTGTCTGCAGGGTAAGCTGCGTTGGTAATAGCTTTTGTGAACGGGTTGGTGATTCCCGAGTCGGCAACATCCGGCGGGGTTGCATTTGTTCCGACCTGAATTTTCGAAATCTTTTTACCGGAAGTGTCGCCTCCCAGCAAGCGGGCCACATCTTTTTTCCCCAGCGTCACCACCAGGTTGTCATCGGTGTAATCTTCAACCAATTCGCCGTTGATGTACACCTTCATGTTGAATGAGCCGCGCAGGCCTTGAATTTTTACTCCGTCTTTCATTTTAAATAATTTCAATTGTCAAAACATCGGTGTCGCTGCTGTAGTTGCGGTCGCCATTATAGTATTCTTCACCGTTATAGCGGAAATCACCACCAACACTTAGGCTGTCATCATCAATGTTCGCTTCTTCTTCATACGAGGCATCGGTGATTGTAATCTCGTCATCGAAAGCAATCTTAAACTCGATACCGTATAGGTGACTACGGGTGTTTTTATACTCATTAATCATCCTGACCACATCAGCGACCATCTGAGGCGTTATCGTACTCACGCCGATGTTCAACACCACCTTAAAGGTGGCCCAGTGCGTGATGTGCTCGGTGATCTCTGCATCCGGGAAGCCGATAGCCTTCAATGATTCCTGCACGGCCCACAACGTGCCTTTGAACCTGTGCAACTCAATGGCCTTTTTTATGAGGCTACGCTGCCGCTCCACTGTCTGTGCCAGATGCATGCCTTTGTAGCCCAGAACATCGAACTGATGGGCCAGGAAATACAATGCGCTCTCATCCACCGTATCGATTAAATAGACCAATAGGCTATCAAGTGTGAGTGCATCAAACCTTTTTTTCACCAAGAGGTCAAAGGCCTGTAAATGGGGTATTGAA